GCACCCCCCGCCCCTGCAACGAGTCCGCTTGCTGGAGGAAGTGCTGCTCCCCCGCCCCCGATTGTGCCGCCTCCAGGACCTGCTGCCCCTCCAGAGGATCCTGTAGCTGAGCCGCCTGCTCCTGATATTCCCGCGCCGCCGCCGCCGCCGCTACTTGAGGCGGACAAACCCCCAACCCCGGCCCCGCCAGCGAAGCCAATGACGAATTGGTCGAATACCGTGTTACCAGATGGCATCGAACCGGAATTACCATTTCCTCCGGTGACAGATGCGCCGCCCGCACCGCCAGTGGGCACAGTTACTACGCATGTAGCCGGTAGTGCAGCCAACGGCATCGTCGCTTCCCCGAATAATCCGCCTCCTCCCGCGCCTCCCCCAGAGCATACAGTACCCGGTCCAACGGATGCTCCAGAACCGCCGCCCCCGGCAGGACCTATGCAGATGATTCTGGCAAATGTGCCGATGGGATAAGGGTTTATCCAAGTTCCATTGGTGGTGAATGTCTGAACCTGGGTAGGGATTTGAGGAGAATATGTAGTCTCCATATCACGATCCCGCGTACGCAGTAACATCGATAATGGCCGTACCGGTCTGGCCGATGAACCTTAAATTTTGTTGGCCATGGGCGGTATATCGTAGTTCCTGACCGATCGCCAGCGGATATCCAATGGCGGCCGTGGGCGCGACACCATCATCGCGCCATCGCACCGCCGCGGTCTCGCATTGGATAATGAGCAGCTGAGTGCCCGCAGGAATACCGGCCGCTGTCGCGCTTCCGAAAGTGAGAGAACTAACTAAGGTGCTCGCCGCCAGGGCGCCCGATTGCGCGTAGCCGAGCGGCGACTCGGCCATGTATCCCTGTTGCATGTTAGCTGATTACCTGCCAGTCAGTCGCCAGGACATCGACCTGCTCGGGTACCCAGCCGAAATGGACGCCATTTCCCGGGACGTATAAAGTCAGGATTGGCGCCACATTGACCACCCCACCGGGCAATGACGCCACAAGAGCCGACAGCGCTGCATTTGTGAAGTCTTCCGCGGGCACACCAGTGACAGACGCCGTCAAAAACAACTGCCAATTACGACCCTCCGTCACCCAAACGGCTCTCTGCACTACCGAACCTGACTGCATGGCCGAGACGGCCTGACTGATGTTCATTGTCATTGAGATTCTCCTGAGGGTTTATCGTCTTTGCGGGGCGCATCGAGAAGGCGCTCGTGCGCCTCGGGTGAGAGACCTGATTGGAAGTGGAATAGCGACCACTCGGGGCCGCGCTTTTTGGACAGTGCCTCGGCTCGCGACTTTGAGAAGACTGACTGAGCGCCATCGCGGGTGGTAGTGAGGCGACCCTGGTCGTCGTACTTGCCTACCTGCCATTCGACCAGCTCAGTCTTCATATCCGCTCACTCCGCGTCGGCAACCGCTCTTTCGGGAAGAACACATCGTCCGCGACCATGTCGTTCAAGAACTTCGGCTTCGGTTTGTCCTCCGCCGCTTTGATCGGCTTCCAAACCTGTCCGATGATCTCGAAGGCGTCAGAGCCGTGGGATGACCAGTCATGAAAAGGCTCGTCCGACAGCATCTTACGCTTCTCATCGTAGGCGAAGTGGTAACTCGATAGAGCGTCTCGACCCTTCTCGGTCGCCTCCTTGTCGAACCAGCAGTACTCCAGGGTCTTGCGAGCCGCGCTGATCTGGTCCATCTGGTTAATGGCCGGGATCACGTTCATCGAGTAGCCCCAGTCGTGCATCAGGTCGCCGAAGGAGCGGCCCCCAGCAGCCAGGGTCTTGGCGGCCGTGTCATGTGGGCCATAGTGCTGACCGTACTTGTAATAGGCGCGGTGCCCATGGCCGACCAGAATGTTTTGCCGAGTCACGCGGCCGCCGGCGAACCCCTTGCGAGGCGCCTCAAGCTTGTGGCCGGCCAGGATCTCGGCGTAGTGCTGAGCGTCCTTGCCTGTATTCTGATAGTAATCAATGATATGGACTTCATTCCTCACAATCTGGAAGAACCATATCGAAGTGGCGTCGCTGTATCCTAAATCCCAGGCTGTATGGACCTCGACGGATCTGTCATGAGGCACCAGGGTGATTCGGCCCTCAGCGTCGAGCTTGCGTAGCTGGCGCGCGTAGATGGCACCCAGGATGGCCGCTTCGAACGAGCATAGGTACTCCTGCTCGAACATATTCTGGCCCATTTCGTCGCCGTACTCACTGATCAGCTCGGATCGCTCCTCCTCCAACTCGGCCTCGGTGAAGACACTGGTTTCCGTGGCCGGCAGCACTTGGTGAAACCAGCCCTGCGCGGCCTTGGCAGCCTCTAGGAGTTTGAGTCCGTGGTTCTTGCCGCGCGGAGTGGTGATGAAGATGGCCCAACCCCCGTTCTCTCTCAATATGGGGCGCATATAGGCCCAGGCGTGGGGATCAGCCAGAGCCCATTCGGAAAATACGATACCAACTGGTGGAGATCCAACCAGCGCGTTGTAGTTATCACTGCCGACCACCTGCCAGAACGAGCCGTTGTGCAGCTCGATCTTCATCTCGTTATTGAGAACTCGCTTGCACAGGATAGGGGGAAAGGCCTCATGTATGCGGCGCTTGCCGGTGTGTGGGTTGATGGCATCCCAGATGGCTTTACGCGCCTGCTCAGCCTGGGGAAGCATGTGCCAGTAGTTGCCAACGCGCTGGTGAGCGGCGTAACAGGCCCAGTGCATGGCCACGTCATCTTTGCCGGCCCGACGGTGCCAGACGGCATAGGCGCGTTTACCGCCGGCGGCGAGGTAGTTCCAGAGCAGGTCCTGGTGAGGCTCGGTGTACCAGGACCCGAAGACGTCGAACTCAGTGAGTGTGGACTGTTCCATGTTCCACGGAATTACCCTTCACTCTCCTGTGAATCCAACGGCTTATGACCGTTCACGCGATCCCTGCGATTTGCGTGGAACATCTCAGGGGGGCGGTCAGTTGGATTGCGGAAGACGAATTGCATGTTGCCCATGACGTTCAGATCTTGCGGCTGAGTTGCGTTGCCGACGACTCTCGAAAGAAGAAACGTTGCCGCCTTTAACTGTGTGATTCCAAAGGGATGTTCCTTTGCATTCTCGATGTGATCGTGAAGCTTTCTGAGGAGCATTCCTACCCGGATTCGTTCCCTCACCCGCTCCGGAGTCCAGAGTGTCTTCTTACGGGCCATGTCAGCTCGCGTTCATCGCCCAGTTATCGCCACCGAAATAGAACAGGTATGCAGTGAGACCGGTCGCGATGAGAACCCCAGTGCCAGCTGAATTATTCTTTAGGGTACCGAGGGAATTGTTGGGGAAGATGGTTAAATTCTGCCCGCTGTGATTGGCGATAATCATCGTGTCTCCTGGTAGGCACGGGCCATTGGGATTCGTGTTACCCGCTACTGTCACGTCCGCACCGCCGAGAAGTTTGATTGCGCATGCGCCGCTATTCGTCTGGACCACAACGCTATCGGTAGGCGCGAGGGTCGCGGCACCAATGGTCACTGTGTTACTGATCTGCCCCTGAGCCAGTTTAGAAATAAAGCCGGCCTGGGCCTGCCGTTGGAATTCAGGCTCACCGACGAGCCATGTCTGAATCGTCATATCAGTACATCACCGACCGACGTCGGCCCTCCGATCGGGTTTTGGCAGTTCCACTGAGTCGTTCCATGCGGCCCCGGTGCCCTTCGTTGCCGCCGGTGATAATGGCCTCCCGGTTCTTGGCGCGATGCTCGGCCATGTCGATGCCGACTCGGCGTCCCGTGATATTGCCGCTGGTGGTGGGGGGCGCTTTCTGCCCGGGCATGCTAACGCGCCGCTCCTTGGTGTGGACATGATAGCCACCGGTCGAGCTCGCCCCCTTCAGGGTTCCCTCTGATCGGGTGGAGGCCGCGCGATAGCTTTTCGTGGTCGTGCCGTCTGCGCCCTTCCCCATGCCCTTGGCGCCGGAGCTGCCGCGTTTTCCGACAGACCCCTCTCGGTGTGGTCCTACCCCTTTACCGCCGCGCGCGTGATCCATCGATTCCGACTGGTGAGCGTTGATGTAGCCGGGCATGCCGGCCATCGTGCTCCCGCCTTTCAGCGATTCCGAGCGCGTGCGCACGTTCTTGGGCGGATTCTTCTGGTAGGTCGATCGAGTCGTACTCTCGGAATCGCCCTTAGTGAACTTCGCGGCCATTACTTTTGCCCCTCTTCGACGTGAGTCGGGGGGTTCACTTTCACGGCTCGCATGGCTTCTCGGTCTGATTCGGAGAGATGGCCGTAGAGGTGCTCGACCGATCCAGATATGAACTTCAGCTGCGGCTCATCCACGGTCACCTCCCGACTGCAAGCTAGACTGTATCACTCCTCGTCAGTAGGATCATAGCGCTTTGGGAGGGGGTGGCCGGCTAAATGAGCCCATGGGCCGGCGTCAGGGCGCTCAGGGGGGATTTCCGGACTCTCTCGGGGGCACCGGGATGCGACCCACCGGATCCAGGAATCGGTCACCGACTCGTAATGGCTTAGCGAGGGACTTCGGGACCTGGACGGTCTGTCCGAGAGAGGGATTCTGACTTTCACGGATTGGTCACGGCCTAACTGTCGCGTACTCAGCATGGAGGTCGCGCATCGCATTCTGCACCGCCGCCCGCTCGCAGGAATAGGTCGAATGGAATCGCGTGCCGTCCCTAGGATCGGACTTCGGACACACTTCTCGAGCTGCGGCGGATAGGCGCCTTATGAGCTCGTGCTGGCCCGTCTGCGTCGCCTGATCGATATCCGAGATCGACACAGTCACCTGATGATACGTAGCCGCATTCGCCGCGGACGCAATCATCACCATAAAAACAACTGACATCAACTTAATGATGATCTTCATAGCTTCCACTCCAGTTTGATAGTTATCTATCCAAATCTCTGAAAATAGCCAACCTGGCCGAGTGCGATAAGTTGTCGTGAGCCTCCTGTTTTCCTTGAGATACACCAGCCTAGAACGATCTGACTAGCCTATCGTAGTACTGAGCCAGGTCCTTAGGCATCTCTCCAAGTCTGAATGGGTCAGACTTTATCAACACCATTATCTGGTCTCTAGTCACCTACTTCGCCCCCAAGTCTCTCATCACATCCTGGACGACTCGCCAGATCCAATATGGCGCATTGCGGTCCCGACACCATGTCAGGAATCTCTGCTGAGCAGGCGTGTATTCCCGAGACGTCCCCTCCCGAGACGGATTCTTTATCTCGACCGGCATCCATCGGCCTCTGACAAACACCCAGCCGTCGAGAGGCGGACCCTCGCGCCAGTGGGCGCCCAGCTTTTCGGCTGTTGTCAGGAGGTCTGCCTCATTGGCATCTCGGTGGTTGTCGCAATATCTCACGACGCATCAACTGTTAGCCGGAAAGTGAATGGCCCTTTACCGCACTTTGGGCACCTATGCTGACATAGGGTCCAATTAGGATCGTCAGTATGGGTCCATACATGCCCGCATCCGTACCCTTCCAGTATTCCGACCACCGTTAGTCCACACTGATGGGAATGTTCCGATACCGGCGAATTCATCGACGCCACCAAAGCAGTGATTTCCTGCGCCCCATGACGTCATACCCGAACGCCTCATTAATGATCTGTCGCCGTTTTCGGTAGCGTTTGAAGTTGGTTATTTCAGCTCTGACAACGATCCAAAGGCATTCCGCCGCCATCGTCATCGTGAAGCTCAGGAGCGCCAGGAATCCGATAGAAAAAACCGGCGCGTCCGACCACAATACGCTGATCCTTCGCATGATTACGATCGAGATCACGGAGCATATGCAGATCAGCAGAAGTCTCTCGAGGATGAACTTTTTCACACTTTTACCAACTCATGTTGGATCGCCCACCGCACTAGTAGAACACGGTTCCCCGTCCCGGAGATCTGCATTAAATCCTTGACTAACCCGTGCACGGTACGCCCGGAAATATCGAGCTTATGCGCAATCTCTTCGGACGTCATGCCATCCCAGATCAGCTGTAGGGTCTGCTTCTGCCGCGGAGACAGATGCGGCCGATTCTCCGTCTTTTCGATCATATATGCGCAGGTAATGTCAACGGCGTCATCTTACGGAGGTATAACTACGGGCGCAAGTGATGCATATTCCTGAGCGCGTTCCCGGAACGACTCGCAGTAGCAGCCAGGTACCGAGCAGTCTTCGAGGAAAGCGTCCGACCGGGTGAAGTAGCCGTGCTCGTCGCGGATGTGGCCGCAGACGCAGACGTCGTAGGGGTCTGTCATCGCGGGTCACCTGGGATCGGGCCCGGCAATGGCCGCCGTTCCACCGCATTGCCGCCTTCCTGTGGCGATCTCGTCTCACGCGCCCTACCCCAGCGC